CAGCCAAACCAAGACCGCCCGCTTCACCTTCTGGGTGCTGCAGGTAATCGCTGGACAGACCGTAGAGTGGCGCAGATTCGAGTTCTCGAACCTTGTGCCACTTCATGTCGCTAAACACACCGAAGTCACGGAAGTTCTCTCCGCACTCTTCGCGAGACTCAGTCGTCACTCGATTCGACAGCTTGTACTCTTCCTTCGGGTTCTCCCGGAGGCTGTGCCGAATCTTGATCTGAGCCATCTTGTTAAACATGCCTGAAGTGATGACGGCTTCCATCGCCTCTTCAGACATGCTCGTGATGCGGTCTCGGTAATTCGGCCCGAAGTCCTGCTCAAGGCAAGGGATCAGGTCGATGTCCTCGGAAGTGATCGTCTTCGCGTCAAGCAAACCGTTCAACTGCTCGAGAACAACGCTTCCGTGCTTCTTATGGGAAGCCAGAGTTTTCAATGTCAATTGGCGATTCGCCATGGCTGTTTCCTTAGAAACCAAAATGAGAAAGTTTCAATCCACGCCAAACGTGGATGGCGAATTTAAGCCGAGAACTCGACTTCTGCGTAAGCAGTTGCAGTTGGACCAGAGTCATTCACTGCCTTGAACACGATATGTGCTGCTGTGCTGCTCTTCACGATCTTATCGTTCACAAGAGCATTGCTGCTCGCGTTCTTCGCGAACGTGAAGCCCTGCCCACGAACCCAAGTCGTCGGCTCGGCAACGCCGCTTGCATCAACGATCTGGTATGCACGAGTCCATGAACTTCCGGCTCGGTAACGAGCAATCGGGATCCCATCCGGACGAGCATTGCAAACGCCGTCTTCCGAATCAATCTCGCCCTGCGCGACACCCTTGAACGCAGCTTTAGCGTTCACGCGAGTCGTGGCAAGGTCGGTGTCCCACGCAACGTCAGTGCTAATCAGTGCGGCAACCAGTCGGCTGTCGGTCGTGTCAGAACCCAGAAAGTCTCCAGCGCAGATATCCACCAGAGTCGTCGGCAGTTCCATTGAGGAACTGTCTTCGTCACGGCAGTATTTCCCGTACTGGTTTCGAACATCAGGACAATTTGGCATGTGCCATCTCCAAAAACATTTGTCAGGAACAATCCCGAGTCAACACCAGGGAAAACTACTTCGCTGCAAGGCCGAGTTCTTTGCTCAGGTCGAAACCTGCTGAACTGCGGCCTGATTTCGCTCGGCGAGGGGCGGTCGTTTCTTCGACCTGTTCCTTCGCTGCGCGAGTGATCGGTTCGTCGTCATCTTCGAACTCGTCATCCGTTTCGACAAGCATCGGTGACAGTTTGCTCAGGACGGACTTTAGTTTGGTCCGGTCCTTCATTTCGCACGCACATTCGACGATTTCCGTCATCAGTGCGGCTTCCAGTTCCACGCCCTCGAAGATCTTCGTGATCTCCGTCGTGACTTCCACCTTCAAGGCAGATGCCAGTCGCTCTGATTCCAGTGCGTCCAGACGAGCCTGCAGGTCGGCAGTTGCCTGCTTCGCCTTGGCGAGTTCCGCCTGTTCGGTGACGGTGTCCGAAGACTCCTTCACCAACTGAGCGACGAGATCAGGATGCTTTTCGCGGAGGGTCTTGATATCCAGTTCCATGTCATCTTCCTCGGTTTGTGCCGACTCAAAAAGACCTTCCGCAGTCGCGGGATCAGTCACAATATCGATTGATCGAACGGAACTGATGGACTCCACCAGAACGTCGCCGTTCTGATCCGCCTTCCCAGTCTGCACGCTCGCGTTAATGCTCATTCCGAAGGATTTCGGGGAATTCAGAACGTCCCATACGAATTGCTCCGCAACAGGATGCTTTGGATTGAACCGAATGTTCCCGAAATGCCCGAGACCCGCTCGGTATTCGACCTTCCCTTCCACAACAGCGAACTTGTCCTTGTAGGACCGTGGCGCCGTCGCAGTGGCAGGATGGTCGATGTAAATCTTCGCACCTTCGAGGACAGCAGCGCTCTTCCGAACGCCGGCAGTGTCGTAGTTGCGTCGATTTTTTGATCTGAGTCCCAGAAGCTTCACACCCTTGATCAGGCCAGCCTCGCGATCGATCATCGCCTCGGTGACTTCACCGAAGCTCTGCTCGGACTCGAGTGCCTCTTCAGGTTTTCGCTTTGAAAGACTCATTTCGTTCCGCCTTTTCCACCTTTGGGCTTGTTCTTGCCCTTATTGCATGAGCACATTGGCTTCTCCTTCGTTTTTAAGAATCCAAAATAACAACTGCAACTGTGTTTACTTAGGAAATCCCTTCGAAACTCCTTTTTCTTTCGTAGGATCGGCTTTTTTCTTCGGTTTCGGTCCCGGATCGGCATTCGCCGTCGCTGCATGCGGGCTTCCGAGCGGCAAAGACTGCTCCGAAGTGCGTTCAATCTTGATCTGAGCCTGCTGTGAATCCCGCTCGTATCCTTCGGACGCCAGCCAGTCCTTTCCAGACAGTTCGCCGGCTTCGTAAAGGACCTGATTCACCTCGAAGTCTTCTTTCCGATTGCGAGTCTGCACCCGAGGCGGCTTGATGTGCATTCGCACAGAATCGACATCAGCCTCAGTGAGATCCATCACTCCACGACTCGCCGCATACTTCAACGCCTGCAGTAGGATCCGTTCATCCTCTGACACCATCAGAGCCTGCTCGAACCGCATTGCCTTGTGAAACGGGCCTTCTGAGACCAGTGTCGAGGCGAAATTCCCTTCTGACACGTTCGCGGTCAGCATAAACTCCGGCAATTTCATCCCAGAGGCGCACGCGCGAAGCAGATTTACGAGCACTTCGATGTGATTCGTGAACCCCTGACCGGTCGTCGGAAACTCGTAGTGAATCGATTCCGGCTTCGTCACGACACCAGCCGCAGGCATCCCGAAAGTCTCGTACTGACCCGAAGACCCTGCCCCACTCTGCTGCGATGCCAGCCACGATCCCAGCTTATCGGCGCCCATACCTGCCTGAATTGTGCGGATCGCACCGAATGCGGCCTGAAACCCGGAAACCCGCATCAGATTCGACAGGAGTTTCTTCGCCCAGATCATCTCTTCGCGAACTGGCCAGTAAAGCGTGTACCCTCGCGGATCATTCGCCAGGCAATTCCGTTTCCGATGCTGGACAGTGGTGGATTCCACTAGAGCCAGAGTATCCGGCAAAACGCCCATCGGAGTGACGTAGGCGAGATCCGGATACCACTGATCATTGATGTAGTACCCAACTGGACGGTATCTGATGTCGTTCGTGCGACGGACGCCAAATAAATCGATGAACGGCTGTTTCGGCTGCTGATTCTCCGGGTCTGAGTCGTTGTACGTGCTGTTCGGATCATCCTCGAGGTCGGTCGGCTCTGCGAAATTCGTCCGCAGGATCCCGTCGTCGCTGTAATGCAGCAAATCCCAAGCTTCACCGTGCCGGTCCAGCCGCTGGCTCGTTTCTGATTGACGCTGGAACCACTGGTTTTCCTTGAACCACTGCTCGAGGAACTTCTCCACCTTCTTGACGGAGTCTGACTTCGTGTCCTTCTCGTCGCGGGGCTTCACAGTGACCATATGCCCTGTGTCGGCGATGTAGTACGAGCGATTGTCCTTCGCATTCGTGCCCCAGCACACGCGGGACAGCGAATCGCCGAGGATCATCGTGTCCTTCACGTCCTGAATAGTCTCGTAAGGATCCTCGCCGCCATGCGGGTACTCATCGCCGTTTTCGTCCGTGCGAGAGTCGGTGCTGCTGAGTTCTTCGAATACCTCACGCGCAGCCTTCGACAGGCTGATCAGCATGAGTTCATTTTCGACGACGAGTGAGTTCTTCTGTTCCGGCATAATATTCTCCTGTGTGGAGAATACGGTCTTTATTCGGCGGACGCAATGTTCTGTAGGTTCGTCTCAACGATCGTCTGCGTTCTCGCCTGCTTCCACCACTTGTACGTACTTCGGCCAAAATGCTCAACGACTCCGCCCCATGGAGTCGGAACGAAGCTCTGGCAACAAATGAAACTCAGCGTCTGTGTGATCAGGAACTTGTACTCTTCGCCCTTGCATTTCGAACATCCGCCGCGAGGCATCGGTAACTCCTTCAGTTCTATTTCGGCTTCCTTAGATTCTCAAAATACGTCTGCAAATGTGTCGGCATATTACACGCCATCTCGAGACTGTCAGGTCCGTCGTCGTGCTTCCCTTTCGCTGCGATCCCGTCGAAATTCTTCAACTGGTTCACCAGCAGTGTCGTTCCCGGATTCTGCAGGAACCGGAACTGTCGCTGCTTGATAAACGGATCCAGTCGCCGAATTCGCATCATCTTGTTGAGCGTGTCCTCAACTGGAATAATGATGTTCCCCGCCTTCAAATACCGGCTCAGCGCGTAGTCCGGATTATCGACGGCGAATCGCATGATGATGTCGATAAACAGTGATTGGAACTGCAGGGCTTCAATCCCAATCAAATCGCCGGATCTGATCCGGTGGTGCTCCTGATCGCAGAAAAGGAACAGGTCCTCAACAATCTCGCTCGGCGCACGGCGTTTCATGTCGCAGTCGACGTATTTCAGGTCGGATGTCGTTGTGACGCACGAAATCGCAGAATAGTCGCCCTTCCTGATCTGCTTCCCCTTCGAAGCGTCAATTGCGAACGAATTGAAACACTTCCGTGATGTGTGTGTCGGGTAACTGTCGAGATCACAGTAAACACCCATGAACAGCGTTCGATCCCACTCAGTGTCGGTCACAGATGACGCCAGCCAGTTCCCATTCAAGAACCGCTCACGGTCTTCCGTCGATAACTGCTCCAGTCGCTGACGATAAGTCGGGTCAGATGCGTTCAATGCCGCATTGTCGTCGAGTGTCGCACCAATAAACGTCGCTGATGTTGTCACGCAGTCCTGAAGGCCTGTTGTCTCGTTAATCTGGTACTGCGGCTCATCGTACCATTCGAATTCATCGTCAACGGAACGGAAGTGGCGAATGACTCCTGATCGCTCGTTGATCGGCAGTCCAGTCTCTGGTGAAATCCACCAGTACAGGAACTTAAAAAGCCAACTGTCGTTGTCGGGGTTGCACGACATCCTGAGTGTTGGTCTGATCCCAGACTTCGATCGGCAGCGTCCCCAGAGGTACTGCACATACTTGTACGGAAACTGAGTGGCCTCGTCGAACGCGACCCAGTCCAACTGAGCCCCCTGATAGTTGTTCAGGTCCTTGTCGAACTGAATCGTCGACAAGGCGATCTTCGCTCCGCATGGGAACTTGAATTCGGCTCGAGTGTTATTGTAGTCGCCTTCAAGTGGCCCATACATCTCGCGGCAGTGATCGAGCAGGCCTCCGGGATTCGCAAGCTGCGGAAATGTGCGGCGAAAGATCGCACCACGGAATTGTGCGTTGGCTGATGGTCCCTGAACGTGCCTGAGTGGGTCCAGCGTCAGGGCGTGTGTTTTTCCAGACCCCGCGCTCCCCCCATACACTATCCAGTCCGCCCTGTTGATCAGGAAGTCATATTGGGGCTGCGAGAGGTTCATTTACGGCACCAAACTTCCGAATTCAATATGCTTTGTACGAGGCGTGACCTGCCTGAACCATGTGGTCGTTCAGACAGAACAAATCGCCCGTTTCTGCATGAGGCATCCACAGATCGCCCAACCAGCGACCGTACTTGTCGTTCAGGTTCTTAAATGTCTGGACGCGAACCTCAGACCCGGTCGGCACAAGGTTCCTGAGGTAGTCTCGGGCTTCCTTGCCGCCAGGGTGAAACAACTCTGGTGCGTTGATTCGATAGAAGCGAATCGGCTCTACACTGTAGAGCCTCGCGCCTCGGTCGATGTTCAAAGTCATCGTGTCGCCGTCATGGATCGACAACACCGTGGCTCTGCACCAATACTCGAATTCTTTCGGCGGCATATGTTACTCGATGATGTTCGTCGTCGCTGTGAAATCGTGACTGACTGCTGTTGTCTGCCATGGAACCAGAGGAGCAAGCTGCGATGAATTCAGAGGGGCATGCGGCTTAATCGAAACACCCGTAATCGCTGCCTTCGGTCCTGATGCCTTCCGGCCTCGTGCGACGGGTATCGTCGACATCACTGCGAACGCTTTCTCACGAGCCTCTGATTCTGTCTCGGCATTTGTTACGTCGATCTCGACGGTCACATTGAAACGGTATGTGTTGGTTGTTGTTTCTGGCACTGGACTTGTTCCTTCGGTTTGGATTGTGAACTGGTGAAAGAGTTGTGGACGCACGACTCTGTTTGGACGGAATGTTAGACAAAGATCAGGTGCGAATCAATAGTTGCCTGCTGCTCGATTGCAAATGTCCAGACATCGAGCGTAACCAGCGATGTCGACGGAATTGTCACGTTTCATCTGATGTGTTTCGCGACTCAGTTTTAGAGCGATCATGAACATCGCCACCTCACGAGCGGTGAACTCGACACCCTTCAACGCTGACCACATTGCTGCGGTCCTCTGGAAGTCCTGATCGGGTGGTCCGTATGTGTTTTGCCGATCGCCACTTGTGATCC